CCGCTTTAATTATGACAATGGTTTTAGCCACTGTCGGAGGCTCTAAAGAGCATTCCTTCAAAAGTTAAGATTCTTTTTCCTAACATCAAGCGCAGCCTGATACTATGAATAGTAGTCCGTAATAAACTTACGTTCCACTAAGTAACCTGTCCTAGAATATCCTTGAGAGCTAGAAATTCATGAAAATACTGGAGATAAAGTATCGACAATCGAAATCTTCTTTTGTCGAACGATATCTAACTTCATTCATCAAGAATCCACTTTATCTAAAATAGATAAAGCTTTTTCAAGACTACATGAAGGGTATTTAGCATGAGCATAAGCAATCGCTTCCACTTGGTCGACTAAGTCCACTATATCAAAGTTCGAATGATCAATGATTAGTTCGCTTATTCAACCATCCAATTGATAAATTATCATTGGATTCGCTTCGCGTTGAGCCTGAATATCTACTAATAAGCAAGACGCATAGTTTCCAGAAGAAGTCAATTCATCAAATGAATTTTCTAATTCTTTAACTCTTTGTAAAGCTTTTAGTAGAACAGACGCAATCAAGTCAGCCTCCATCTCATCTCACATTTCTAAACGTGTTTCCACTTTCGAAATGGGCAGAAGATCAAGCTGCTGAACATGATTGTTCAAAATTTCCTTCTCGGCGGTTAAGATCGATTTCAATGGTAGAGAAAATTTTGATTCGTTAAAATCAAAATCCTCATCATTAGGATCAATCAACACTGTCGTTAACGCTTTCAGCGAAATCTTTTTAGAATTAAAAAGGCTTCCTAATAGAGCTAACGAAGGTAACATCACAGATCGCTGATCTGTTTTGTAAAACCGACTTAAAAGTAATGATAAAATGGTGTTAGTTCTTATTAGACCCAGTTTCGCAAAATATAAAATATTCGCTATTCTAGATCCAATAGATGTAGCTGATATCAGTTGTTTAACTGATAAACCAGATACATTTGAACCAAAAACCACCGTCCGTTTTGCAAATTCGAATACTGGTTTTGACGACGAAGATATGGACTTAGAGAGATTAATCTCTAAACCTAATTTTCGCATTAATTCCAAATATTCAGTAGCAACATCAGAGTCAAAGATAACTAAATCATCACCGAGAATTTCATAATTCTCATATCAACCAAAAGTCTTATTCTTTTTAAAAGAACAAAACTGAAGAAGATAGTGATGAGTTATAGCTAACATTGCTCATGAAGATAAAGCCCCCATGGGTTGTCCTACAGTATATCTTACTGATTTCTCAGTAAGACCATACTTCTTTGCACTTCGAGGGAGAAAGTAATCTCTCATGACCAAGAGTCCCGCTCAGGAGTTTCCAACCTTTACAGGAAGGATTCTATCCAAGATGGCCGACTGGAAAATGATAGGTAAACGATCAGTTGCGGAGCTTAAATCAAATGAATAAGCACACTGCGACTTTTCTGCTTTTTCCTTAGAACGTTGAACTGAAGCATCTTGATCAAAAGTTCCATCATTGGGTATTGATTTTAACAAATCAAATAACACCAAATGAAGAGGTTTTAGTAAAGATTGTGTTCAGACATCAACAAGCGCAAAGATCCTTAATTTTCCCGCAGCTTCTTCTTTAAATGCCAACTGACCAAGTGAATCAACCAAAGACTTTTTCGTCTTGATTTGATTAAGTGGCAGTTGATCATGTAAAGTTAAAGCTTGTTTAAAAATACGATAGAAATTATCACTTTTCGTTAAAGTGATATACTCCATGAAATATTTAAAAACCTCCGAATCACGGATCTTGATACAGTCATTTAAAAGACCATGTCAAGAAACCGAATTTGAAGGGGAAGATGAC